TTAACTCTGAAAATGACCGTAAAGTTTTATCTTTTGAGGATTACCTAAGACGTAAACAAGCTATCCTTGATAAAGACTATAATACTGAAAAAGATTGGTACGAAAAACAAAGAGAGCTAGCTCAACAGTCTGGTAAAAAAGGTCTAGTAACTCAAGCCGAAGAGCAACTTAAACGTCTTGAGCAAGACTATCAATCTAAATCTAAAGTAGCTGCAGACGAAACAGCTACTAATATGAATAACTATGAAACTCAGTTAGCTAGTATTCACCAACAATATCAAGACATTCTAGGCATTGAGAGAGATTCTGTAGAGATTACTAAAGTTAAAGTTGAACTTTTAAACCGTCAACTTGAAGCTGAGATTAGAGAAGGCGGAGAAGCTGGAGCTAAAGCTGCTAGACTTAAAGAAGAGTTAGTTATTCTGAACGAAGCTAAAAATCTTAAATCTAAGATGGCTATCTATGATAGAGAAACAGCTACTGCAGAGAAGATTCATGGTGATGCTATAAGTCGAATTAATCAGCTTGAACAAGTAGGTCAGATGGGGAGCTTAACTGCTACTATGGCTAGAACTAAAGCTAATGAAAGACTTTTAGAGATTAGACAGAAAGATGTTGACTTAGCTGAAAAAGAGTTAAAGGCAGCTAGACCAGAAGCTAGACCAGCTGCTCAAGACAAATACGATATAGCTAAACAGAAACTTGAAAGTCTAAAGCTAGTAGCTAATGAAACTGGAGCTATGATTGAACAGTCTTTGGGTAATGCTTTTGAAGGAGCTTTCTCTGGACTAATTACTAAGTCAATGACTGCTAGACAAGCTTTTGCAAGTTTTACTAATAGTATTCTTTCTGACATAGCTAAGATTATTGCTCAAGAAATGAGAAGTCAGTTACTTAGAGCTATTATACGACCTTTAGCTGGAGCTGCTTTATCTGGTCTTGGAAGTTTAGGACAAAGTGCAGGGTTATTCCAAGCTACTAATATAAGTTCTGATGCTGCCTTTAGAGGTCCTATGAAACCTACTTTTGCAGCTAATGGCGGAGTATTTGCAGGTCCTGGAATCTCAGCACACTCTGGTACAATAGTTAGTTCTCCTACAGTCTTTCCTTTTGCAAAAGGTGTTGGTTTGATGGGCGAAGCAGGTCCAGAAGCTATTCTACCTTTGAAACGAAATGCACAGGGCAAATTAGGGATTGCGGCTGAAAATGCTGGACATTCTAATAATAACCTGTATAATATCACAGTAAATGTAGAAGCTAAACAAGGTGAATCCGCTTCTCAATTTGGAGATAGAGCTGCTCAAGCTATTATACGTTCAATAGCTAAAGAGGAAATCTCTAATGCTAGAAGACCTGGAAATACCTTAAACAAATCGAGATTCGCCTAATGACAACTACTGCACTTCCTTTAGGAAACAAGATAACTATGGATAGTACTAAATCTGTTTCTTTTACAGAAATGTCTTCTCAGTTTGGGGATGGGTACGAACAAGTAGCTCCTAAAGGTATAAACAATATAAGAGAAGCTTGGAATATAACTTGGGGAGCTTTAACTGAAACTGAAAAGAATACAGTTATTGGGGTTATCGAGTCGGTAGGTTCTTGGGGTATTTTAACTTGGACTCCTTGTGGAGAAACAGTTCAGAAAAAGTACAGACTCGGTAAAGATGGCTATACCTTAAAACGTGAAGGTTCTAATGCTATCTTTTCAGTAAGTTGCTCACTTCGTCAAGTCTTTGATATAACTTAGGAGGTAAAGTGGATATAGATGACTTAACCCAGCGGTCTACCTTACCAGCCTATGTTGAACTTTTTGATATTGACTGTTCAGCTATTACTGGAATTGGGACTATTTATAGATTAACTCCAAATGTAGGGTCTAATAACTCTAATATTATGTTTGGAGGGGATGCTTATACTCCTTTTCCAATCCAAATAACAAGTTATGCTCAAGATTCAGACTCTGCGCCAGCTAGACCTACTCTTAGTATATCTAACGTAAGTAAGTTATTCGGTATGTTATCTTTTACTTTTCAAGATATTATAGGAGCTAGAGTTGTTTACTATAGAACTTTTGCAAACTATCTTGGACAATCTACTAAAGTTTCTGCAGCTCCTTTAAAGTTTACTATAGCTAGAAAAACTGCCCATAGCATGGGAATGCTTAGTTTTGAACTTCGCTCTCCTTTAGACTCTGAAAGAGCTGTACTTCCTAAACGTCAGATGCTTAAAAAAGACTTTCCAGGACTAGGTATTAATAAGGTAATGTAATGTACGATATAGATGAACTGAATAGAGGGATTCTAAATAACTACCCTAATGAAAGTTGTGGGTTTATTCTTCAAGATAATACTATTATCTTCTGCATGAATATATCAGAAACTCCAGAAAAAGCTTTTAAGATAAATCCAGTAGATTATGTTAAGTTTTCTGGACAACTTAAATATATCTTTCATAGCCATTGTATAAATCCTAGAACAAGTAGAAACTTAGACCCTAGAACTCCTTCAGTTGCTGACATGAAAGGTCAAGAGGTATCTGGAATTCCTTGGTTAATCTTTGCTACCGAAGGTTGGGTAGTTTCAGACCCTATAGAGCTTCCAAGAACTTCTTCAAGCGAGTATCTGGAAAGACCTTTTATTTGGTTTATTAATGACTGCTATACCCTTGTTCAAGATTATTATAAATTCGAATTAGGTATTGAGTTAAAACCTTATATCCTGCACGACTACACAGCAATTCGGAAGTCAGATAAAGTTTTTGATGAATTTATAGAAGATTATGGCTTTATGGAACTTCAAAACCTAGATGACCTGCAGAATGGAGACCTTTTCATACTAGATAATTCTGGATTTAGAGAAAACCACTTAGGAATCTACCATGAAGGTTGCCTTATTCATCAAGGACTTTTATCTTGCAAAGAACCGCTGGAAAACTATATGTCTCAGATTAAAAAGAGGTTAAAATATGTTGGTTAGAATCTATAGAACTTTAAATGAATGTATTAACTTTGAGACTGACCTTACAGATACTAGAGAGATTTTTAACTCTATAAAATATACTTATGGTGAAGATATTATAGATAGTCTGCTATACGCTAAACACGTTTTTGTAGGAACTATTGGTGAAAGAGTAGATGCTTTAACTCCTTCTACTTTATTTTCAGATTTAACTCTCTATGAAGAATTGTATATAATTCCTAAAGTTGAAGGGGCAGAACCTATTACAGCAACTATGGTTATGTCAGCTTCTATATCAGCTACTTCTGCTGTAGGCGTAACTGGTGGTACTATTCTAATGTCAGCTGGTGTAGCTTCTGCCATTGCAGCTGTAGCTAATTTAGCTATAGGTATTGGTATATCCATGTGCGTATCAGCTTTAATGTCTCCTACAAATACTTTTGGAAGTGATGCTGCTAGGTCTCAAAAATCAAGTACTATGTTTAATTCAGCTGTTACAATTACTGAACAAGGTGGTTCAGTCCCACTAACTTATGGAAATCCTTTCTGCGGTGGTGTTTTAATTTCTTCTGGTCTTACTTCAACGGATAAATAATAATGAGTACAGAACTTATCGTAGCTGGTGAAATGGGTAAAGGTGGTAGTGGCCCTGTTGAGAGCGTAGATACCTTAATTAGCCGTCAAACTGTTAAAACTTTATTTGTAGTAGGCGAAGGTGTTATTAGTGAAATTGAAGAAGTCTATTTAGATACTGTAAGTATTGATAGATTTGACGCAGATTTGCTTACTAGAACTGGAACTGATGGACAAGAAGTTATCGAAGGTTTTACAGATACAGAAGCTCCTCTTCCTGGATTTGTAGGTAAAGTAATAGATAAAGGTGATGAAAATATACCTAATGTAGATATATCTCCCCTTGTAACTACAAATATTACTAATTTTGTAGTTAATAAGTTCTACAGAATTACTAGCCTAGGTAATGCTACATCTGCACAATGGATGGCTGTTGGTGCAGGTACAAAATATGTACCAGCTGCCATTGGTATGGTTTTTAAAGCTAAAAAAGCTGGAGTTGGTGTTACTGGTGCAGGTGTTGAGAAAGTTAGTTTCCAGCAAAATACTTATGAAACAGCTATTCCTTACGATGCTAATAGAGCTAGACTTACTTTCACTATTCCTGTTATGCTTCATGTAGATGGGGATGGTAATACTGGCGGAAGTGCAGTAGAACTTGATATTTATACAAGACCAAATAGCACAGCTAATTGGAATCTGGTAGCTAACTTTACTAAAAAAGGTAAAACTACTCACGGCTATACTTTTGACAAAGAAGTAACTCGCCCGTCTAATGTAAATCCTAATAATAGAATACCTTGGGAAATTAAAGTTCTTCGGGTTACTGATGACTCCGCTACAAATGATAGTAAAACCCAGAATAAAGTAAGTTGGTCAGCTGTTACTCAAATTTATGATACTACTAATACTTATCCAAATTCTGCCTTAGCTGGTATTACCCTACGAGATGCAAGTCAGTTTGGTAACAAAGTTCCAGAAATTATGTTTAAAGTTAAAGGTAAACTTGTTTTAATACCTTCTAATTATAATGCAGCAACTAGAGTTTATACTGGAAACTGGACTTCAGGCAGTTGGTACTCAGTTCTAGGAGTACTTACTAAAGTTTACACTAATAATCCAGCTTGGATTATCTATGATGTTCTTACAGATACAAGAGCAGGTCTAGGG